GCTGGGATGGATGGTGTAGACGAGGCGCAGGAGGCGTTCGCTGTGTGGGTGGGGTCCCTTATGGGGATGCTGCGCCAGTGTATGCAGACGTTAGAGCCGTAGCCCGTCAACTAGCCAGTCTCTGACAAACTGGTGTTGTGTTAGTTCTGCCATCAGTCGGCGGCGTATAGCGTCGCGTCTGCGCGCCAGTGTCGTTTTGGGTATGCCGAGGACTCGTCCGGTGAACCGTAGCGACAGTCCTGCTACGCACAGGGCGTTGAAGATCCATTCGTCGTCTTCGGGGAGGGTGTCGATGGCGTCGGCTATGGCCTCACGTAAGGCGGCTGTAGTCTCTAACGCTGGGACCTGGGAGTCTTGGTGGGGTGCTAGTTGGAGGAGTGCTTCTATTTCGGTGAGTGGCCGGTGTGCCCCTAGCCCGTAGGAGCCTGCGGGGGTGTGGCTCCATTCTTCGGGGTCGGTGGGGAACTCTCTCTTTTGCGCCACATATTACATTGTACCTTATTTTGGGAACGGCGGCAGGGATGCCGGGTTCTTGTCGTCCATGTGTAGGGCGCTGATGGGAATGTTGTAGCAGTCGATGGTGGGGGACCAGCCGTTGGCTGGGTCTTCCCATACTCCGGCTTCCATGAAGGTGGCTTGGCGGAGGAAGTCTGATTTGAGCATGGCTCCGAGGTACCATGCAACGGAGCAGTCTTTGAGGACCCGTACGAAGGCGTAGTAGTCGCATCTCTGGTGGGTGCCGATGGATGCGACGGAGCATTCGTAGTGGGGTAGCGGGACTGAGGTTACGCATTTGCTTTTGATGTCCACGGTGGGGCCGTCGGGCATGCGTGCGTCCCAGTCGTACGTGTTGTCGATGGTCGCTCCGGTGATCTTGGCAAACACCAGTTCGCCGAGGAACCCGTAGACGTTGCCTTTGCCTTGCCGGATGGAGTTGTTCAACTGGCCCATCTCGTCGGCTCGCCATGCGGCGGCCCGTCCCATGCTTCGGGGGATCTGGTATTCGATCACGGTTCCAGTGTTTCCTGTTCGCCACGGTCTACTTTGACGGCGTGGATGCGTACCACTTGTCCGTCGTCCACCCACGCTACACCGTTCAGGGCATCCAAGGTGAGTTTGACGTAGTTGTCCAAGTCTCCCCGCAGCGTCTTGGCGTTGTGCGGGGACGTTGTGACGTGCAGGATGGTGGCGTCAGGGGTGTAGACGACTGCTATTTCCACGGGGCCGGTCAGCGTTTCCCCTACTTGGCTGCGCCATGCTTCTGCTACGTGGTCTTCTTCTTTGAGGGTGCTGGCTGGGGTAAAGACCTTGCCGCCTTTGGTGTGGCGGGGTCGGGCTTTTACTTTGGGGCGTCGTTCCACGACGATGGTGTAGACGTTCATACGCCGTAGACCTCCTGATAGGCACGTTTGACTAGGACTATCAACTGGTGGTCGCCGTCCAGTCTGCTCTTGAACTTGCCTCCCCAGTCTGTGTCGGCTGCTTTGAGTTCGTATATGGCTGCTGTTTCGCTGTATTGTTGGCGGGCCATTGCGCAGGCGAGGTTGAATAGGGCTTTGGATCTGTCTCCTTCTGGTTTGTCTGGTTCTGGGCGTGGCCCCTGTCGCCGTATGAGGGCTGCCATGCCGTCCAGAGGGCCGCTGCGGGGGGTGGGTACCCCTAAGGGTGCTGCGGGGCGCCCAGGGCGCTTCCAGAGGGCTGTGGCGGCCTTCCACGCGTCGTGGGTGATGCGTGTTTCCATTGCTTCGGGTACGAACTGGTTGACGGGCAGGATGCTGATGGTGGCTTCGGGGTTGGTCATCTCGTTGTAACCACCGGGCTTTCTGAGGTGTCCGTAGGGGAGCCGAACGCCGTTCCCCCTTCCACGTCCCGAAAGTTCAACTTGTTTAGGATTTACTTCGGTCGTGGGAGCCTCAACCAGATCACACACCCCGATCAACCCACGCCGCGCATCTACAGCCGGGACCGCATCAGTGAAGAACACCCACAGGTGAAACCCCTTGGACCGCGACCGCTCCACCCAACCGACCAAACCCAACTGCTTCAACGCCATCCTCACGTTGCGTGCGTGGACCATCGACTCTGCCGGTCCCGTGTCCCAGTCCACGCACCCCCAGTACACCTCAAACTCCTCCTCATGCAGCACCAGCGGGTACACCCCCACCGACGGCCCCGTCCACAGGTGGTCGTACGCTATGGACAGCCAGTCCTTGCCGTCCGCTGGTTGGAAGCCACCGGAGTCCAACCTCCACGGCCTGAACTCGTCATCCTTGTCCAACGCGACCTTGCCGCCGCGGAACAGGAGGCCGAAGCCGTTTGCTATCTCATCCTTGTCTACGGAACTGGCCGCACCCACGGCACTCCTCCCATTCCCATCGGTCTGGCGTTTCAGCCCTCTCCCACTTGTGTTCCTTCAGGTGGGGGACGCCACGCTTGTCGTACTTCCAACACATCGGCCTACTCTCCTCCACCGGGGACCAACTCGTCGTGGTATGCGTGGATGGCTCCGAACTCCGGGTCCAGATAGTACGTCTGGTCCAGCAGCCGTGCCGTCCTCTTGTTCTTGCACACGTTCAGGTTGATGCTGTTGGCGTGGTAGCGCCTCTCCCAATCAGACAGGCCGTACCTGTCCTTCTTGCGGTACACCTCCACCACGAAGATGGCCTCCTGCTCGCCACCGTACCGGCCAGCGTAGATCCCAGCGGAGTACCCCGGCTGCGATGCGCCACGTCCTGCTTGGTGGACCAGCCCGATGGGGATACGTTGCTCCTTCGCCCAACGCTTTATGGCCTGCGCCTTGGAAGTCACCCCCGTGGCATCCGAATCCCCACCGGGCAGGAGTTCTAGGTAGTCGATCATCACAAAGTTGGGGTCGCACCCCCACCATTCCCTAGTCTCGTCCAACGCTTCGCCCATCATGGGCAGCCCTGCCGCATCGTCAATGATGGCTACCCGTGACAGTTCAGCCTTGGCGCTGGTACGCAACGCCTCCAACGTGTCCTCGTCGCCCTGCTTGATGGCCTCCTCCACATCAGACGACGACCGCCCGTGGATCAGGCAAAACAGTTTCATCGCGACCAGTTCCCGTGGCTCATCCATAGAGAAGATCACCACATGTGTCTCTGGATGGTTCAACAGGTTGGACACGATGCCGTTCAGCAGCATCTGCGACTTGCCAGTGTGGGACCTGCCCACCACCAGCAACACTTCCCCCTTGCCTACCCCACGGGTGGCAATGTCCACCTCAGGGAACCCAAGGTACCAGCGTTCCTGCGGGTTACGTATGAACCCAATCAGATTGTCTACAACGGTCGTTGACAGCGACCACCTGTGCGGTTGCGAGGTTGGACCCGTTGCCCCGCCGTCACCCTGCTGGGCGGCGGCGAGGCGTCGGGCCACTTCATCCTCACTGATGAGGATTGCCATGGTCAGGCTCGGATCTGTGCCCCGATGCCTGCCAGATCGGCGGCCGTCTTACCCGTGAACGGGCACACGAACCAACCGGGCACCAGCAGGGTGCCATCTTTCTTTGTCAACCACAGCCCCTTGCCGTCAGCACGACGCTTGTAGTCGGGACCGTTCATGTTGAAGTTGGAGTTCGGGTCCATCTTCTTGGACCAGTTCGGGTCCCACCAGTCTGACTGGTGATCCATCAGGTGGCGCCAGATTGCCTCAAGGCTTCCACCGCCTCCCCCACCGGCAGGAGCGGCGGGTGCAGCCGCGGCGGGTGCCGGGGCTGGAGCCGTGTCAGTCCGGGGAATACTTTTGGACAACATCCTGACTGCGCCCTCGTCGGTGATTTCGTACCCGACTCCCAGCGACTCGTAGTTTGCCATCTCCAGCATGGTGCCCCACTCTGCGATGAGGTCAGCCACCTGTTCCTTGTCTTCGTCACCATCCAATGCGATGGTCACCGAACACGACGCTTCCGCAGGCTCATAACTCCCGGTCTGCAAGACCTGCCTGCGAAACACCGTGACGGTGTTCTCTGTTTTCTTTGCTGTTGCTGCTGCCATGGGTCTACCCTTCCTCTAGTTGGTTCCATGGATCTGGTCCCGCAAACCTGCCCCGGCATGAACCCCACGCCCCGCACCATTTGGGTGAGCAATGCCACCCTTCCATGCGGAGCGGCCATACCGGTAGGTCAGCGGCTATGAGTGTGCCCGCGGAGCGGGCCAGCGCAACCAGACTAGCCCACTCTGCGGGTCCTGAGTCCACCAGTGTCGTATGCACCTTGCCTTTGACAAGATGCACGAACTGGAATCCCAATGGTTCGGTCAGCCCGTTGTCGGACTGGGTTGCTACCGCCCACGTATACGCTGCGGCTTGGACAGACCACCGTTTCTTCTCCCAATCGTTGGAAGGTTTACGGCCGGGGTTCTTCCAATCTATGATCGGTTGCGGAAACTCTTGGATGCAGTCCACGGTTCCCTTCAACCAGATTTCCGGCTTGTGATCTACAACCAGCGGCAACTCAAACGTCCACTCCACAGCCGTAGGTCGCACGACGGGACGCACCTCGTCCCACCACACAGCGGCGTTCGCTTCGATGATCTTCGGCGGTTCATCCTCTTTGTGGTTCCACCGTACGATCTCGCCACGATGGTCGTGCCAGTACCCCAACGCCACGTCCACCGTCTGCTCCCGTGTCAGCGGGTCGCCGGTTTC